TTTCTTCTACTAATTGCTCTAATTTTAATCGGACCATATTTTCGTCACATTTATTATATTGGTTATTATAAATTTTATTTACTAACCATGTAAGTGTGGCATATTCTGTTGAGCGATCCTCTAATAGTTTCACTATGTCAGGGGTAAGGAATTCACCTTTTTGTTTAAGTTTCTCAAACTTCTTATATATAATACCCATCTCTGTCGTAACGTTAGCCAACCCAGCCATACTAAGATGAAATACATCTAATAATCCGTTGGGGTTAATTTGGCTTTGTCCTCTTGTTGCCATTGAAACTGATAGTCCTTGTTGAGATACAGGTTGATATCCGTGCCCCGAAAGCCATATTGAACAACATTTTTTTGACATTATCTATATACAAATTCTTACTATTAATGTTTTATTTTATTATTTTATATTATTTTTATTTTTGGTTATTATACTATTATTTTATATTTCATTTTTATTTTATTCTATATTACATTGAATAAAATAAACATTAAATTGAAGTAGAAATAGTATACTATATCATATATATCCGCGAATCTATATTAAATAGAAAAAAGCAAACACAAACACAAACAAACACAAGCAAACACAATCAAACACAATCAAACACAATGAAAGTATTCGTATTTGACACTGAAACATCCGGCTTGCCCAAAGAGCGCAATCCATCCATCTATGATACGGACAAATGGCCGCATGTGATGCAAGTTAGTTATATTATCTACAATACGGAGACGGGCGAAATTGACGAAAAATACGACGCGTATATTAAACTGAACACGTGGGTGATAGTTGACCCAGTTTCGGAAGGAATACATGGAATTACGCGCGAAATCATGGAGACAAAAGGTATACCGATTCAGGAAGCGCTTGTGCGGGTGCGCGATGCACTTGGGAAGGTGGATATTTGTGTTGGACACAATGTATCGTTTGATAAGAGGTTTCTCATCGTGGAAGGTATCCGCAATAGCATTCGCATGAATTTTCCGGCGGATTATTGCACGATGAAAAACGGCAAAGAAACATGCAAAATTGATTTCACATTTTCGAATGGCACGAAAGGATTCAAGTTTCCTAAACTGATGGAGCTGTATGAACATCTGTTTCCGGGGATTCCCGCGCCCCTGAATTTACACAACTCTTTTGCAGATACGATTATTACACTGAAGTGCTACTGCAAAATGGCGCATGATATGAATTTGTCACTGGAATCGCGCGAATTCCGCGTGCTTTATCGCGAGAATTGTTGCTAGTGTTGTATACTATATTTAACTTATATTTAATGCCTTCGAGTATATTTTTTATGCTTTCGGGCACGCGAGTGTGAACGACGTCGAGACTTAGACTTAGACTTAGATCCACGTCGGTGTCTATGCGTTTTAGCTTTAGACTTGTGGCTATTTTTACGCCTAGATTTGGAACCACCACCTTCACCAGATGAAGCTAATGTAGGAGGTTCTGTGTTATATAATTCGAAACTTATTAGTCTTGGTAAACCTAATTTTTTCATATCCATTGATACTTGCGAATCTAAATTAGGTTTTTCAACATGACATTCTGTCATTGATTTTTTGTAAGACTCACCAACATATCTTAAAACTAAGAATAACCTTCTATCTGGAAATTTTATACCTTTATCAGTTCTACCATTTATTAAAAAATTTTCTTGATCAATATTTATGAATTCCATAAGACTATTTACAAATTCATCAAAATATCTAAAGGCATCACAATTAACACTAGTTAAAAAATTTTTTGTTAATGGTATAAAATGATGTTTTTCGATTCCTATAAATAAACCACCAGCAGCAGCAGCAGCAGCAGCAGCAGCAGCAGCAGCAGCATCAGGAGGAGGCCTTTTTAGTTTAATATCTGGAAAAATTATCTTAAAATTTAGATGTTTAAATAATTGTCCTATATGATCATATACTTCTTCTTTATCTTGTGGAGTTAGATATTGAATATTCTTTTCTATATTTTCTAACAACCTTTCTCTATATCTATAAAACGTTTTTTTTAAATAACCTTCACAATTTTGATAACCAAAATTATAACTACCCCCCTTTAATAATTCTGTAAGTTCTGTAAGAGTTGCGTCTGTTGGAACAAGTAAACTCTCTGATATAGATTGTTCAATTGGATAACTTTTACCTGTAGCATCTTCACCTTGGTGGTGTTGACCTGTAGCATCTTCACCTTCAATGTCTTCATCGTTTTCTTCACTAACAACAATAGTATAGTATTTTTGTAATGAATGAAACATATTTTCTGGTAAATTAGCATGTATCATATAAGTTAACGTTTTCATAGATAATCTTGGTAGATAACTAACTATACATCTTTCCATTATACTTATGTAAGACTCATCTACATGTGTTAAAACTAAGAATAATTTTTTTGATAAGTTAAATCTTGGTGGTTTAGTAAAAGGATCCTCCCACTTGAACTTAGTCATGTCATTATCTATATTTATAAGTGTCATAAGATTATTTACAAAGTCATCAAAAATCCTAAAGGCATTACATATATCTGCATCAACAGGTTGTGTTGGTATTGATGGAGGACGATGTTTTTCGATTCCTATGAAAAAACCTTCTGTGATTGTGAAACGTTCTAAAAGAGGAACAGGAGGAACTATAGTAAATTTTAGGTGTTCAAATAAAAGTTTTATATTTTTATATACATCTTTTGGTTCAAAGTCATGTAGAGATTGTATACTATGAAGTAACCTTTTCATACGTTCATTAAACACATGTTCTAAATATTTTTGACAATCTTGATAATAATATAAATGGTTACTCTCAGAAAGTAATTTTTTAAGTTCTTTAAGCTTTTCAGATAATTGCTCTTCTAGTTCAAAGAGAGATCTGTCTGATTTAACAATAATATCTGGTTGAAGTAATAATGCTTGCATTTTTTCTTCACAAAATTTAACAGCACTTCTAGCATTTGGTGTTGCGTTTTTTAGTTCTCCTTGTTCATTTAGTATTAAGTTTTTAGTTATCGGATCTATAATATTAATAACATTTTTATGTTGTCTTATTTTTTCAAACCATTCATTACATACAGGTTGTATTAATATTTTGCGTTTATAAAATAAATTTTCTGAATCGTTTAATGGAGAATGTAAAACACCAATACTATCAAAAACTGCATCCGTTCTTTCTCCACCACGTAAAACTCTTTTTTTAGAATATATTTTTTTTTTATTTCTTTGTTTTTTTATCATTTTAAATATATATATATATATAATTAAAATGAAATCAGATTCAAAATAACGCTAAAAACCTAACATCTACTTGCAACGTTTATAAGTATTCTTGTATATTTTTTTATTTTTACGAGCACTTCTGCGCCTATGTGTCTTAAGTTTGAATTTGCGTGATCGCCCGCGTCGAGTTTTACGCGCATGTTTGGATTTGTGATGGCGCCGATGTCTGCGTCGGGATTTGGAACCGCCCGCTTTTAGTTCTAATGGCGGTTTTGGTAAATATCTGAGTTCTAAGTTAAAAATATTTTCATCTACTGGATCATATGATGGATCATATGAACTAGAAATTTTTTTATTACCAGAACACGTTTTAGAGGTTTTTTGTAATCTACTTGGACCAAGTAAACTTTGTGCAAATTTAAATTTTAAAGTATACTCCTTTTCAGTACTAGGACTAGGACAATGTAACATCTGTATAGCTAAAAGTATAGCCATAAATAATTTTTCAGATTTACAATGGTTGGACTCGTAACTAGTAGACGATAATTTATCTATTATATCATGTAGAGTTACGACTATTTGATTACCTTTCATTTCAACTTCCATTAAGTCAATAAATTGCTTTACTTTTTTTACAATAGTAAGAAAAGTAGTAGACGCATCAACACTACCAGTCGTATTAAAAAATTCCGAAAAATTCATGTGCATAAAAGATAAAAATTGTTCTCTGCATGTATCCGTATCACTATTCAACGATAATTTGGGAGATATAAATTGCTTTGGATTATGATATGATGTATAAATAGTATAATCAGTATAATGTTTGAATATTTTATTGATAGCCTCATTATATAGTGTAATATAGTGTGAAACATTGTCAACCTTATTACCCACACCTATCGCATAACTCTTAAGACTTGCGCTTCTTTTAACACTCACATCTCCCTGTGCCGCTACTGCTACCGGATCGGTGTCTACTGCTGTTGGTGCTGATGTGTCTAGGGTTTGTTTTTCTTCCACTACACCTGTATTTTCTGGTAGTGGTGCTGATGTGTATAATGGGGTTGGTCTGGTTTCTCATTTTCATAGTTGTCGTCTCTAGCATAATCTGGATGATAACCATTATCCATTATAGTTATCATGATTATTATAAATATCTCCTCTATAAACTATTCAAATATAAAAATTCAAATATAAAAATCCTACGAAGAACACATTTCACAAATATCATTTTCGTTGTTAATATTACCAAGCCCTTCATTTCCACCTCTTCCACCGCTTCCTCCATTCCCAACAATATCCCCGTCAGGTTCAATCGTGAATTGTTGTGCCTGGTGTTTCGCTTTTCTACGCAAATAATAAATCCCCGTTTTCAGTCCACGCGTCCATGAATAAAAATGCATCGACGTCAATGTATTATAATTCGGCTCTTCCAGCCATAGATTTAAACTCTGGCTTTGGCAAATAAATGCCCCCCTTTCTGCCGCCATATCTATCAAATGTTTCATCGGCATTTCCCAAACTATCTTATATTTATTCTTAATATGTTCCTCCTTCCCGACAGGAAACAATGTTTCCGATAATTGCTGAATACTTCCACGATTCGCAATAATATTATTTTTCACGCGTTCATTCCATATTCCTAAATCGATAAACTCCTTCATCAAATACTTATTCACCATGATAAATTCACCTGCCAGTGTCCGCCGCATATAAATATTACTAGTTATCGGTTCAAAGCATTCATTGTTGCCTAAAATCTGTGACGTGCTTGCGGTAGGCATGGGCGCTAGAAGCAGAGAATTGCGTAGACCATATCTTACCACTTGTTTGCGCAAATGGTCCCAGTCATATCGACCAGGTGTAGGCTGCACATTCCACATATCAAATTGGAATATTCCTTCGGATGCAGGCGATCCAATAAACGAAGAATACGCGCCCATCAAGTCGGAGTCGGAGTCGGAATGTTTACATAGTTTGTCATATTCTTGGCAAGTAAGTAAGTATTTAGTGTCTTTAGATATATCTACCATATCTGTCACATCATCTGTTATTGTCGTAACTATGGTCGGATTTGCCGCGAAATAAATTGCGCGTTCTTTTGCCATCTCGTTTGACTCCATTAACGCGGCATGATAAATCGTTTCAAAAATGAGACGATTAATCGTGCGCGCCTCGTCGCTTTGAAATGCCAAATCAAGCATGAAAAATACGTCTGCCAATCCTTGCACTCCAATTCCAATCGGACGATGCCGCAGATTGCTAACGCGTGTCTTATTTGTTGGATAGTAGTTTACATCAATAACACGATTCAAGTTTCGCGTAATAACGCGCACTACATCGTGCAGATGACTATAGTCGAAAAATGGTTTCGTAGAATCCGTGTCTAGACTAATCCGCACAAATTTATTCAGAGCAATGCTTGCAAGATTACAAACCGCAGTTTCGTCCTTATCTGAGTATTCGATGATTTCCGAACACAAATTGGAGCTCTTAATCGTGCCCAAATTTTTCTGGTTACTTTTCGAATTCGCGGCATCTTTGTAGCATAAATAAGGTGTGCCTGTTTCCATTTGACTATCGAGTATTTTAAACCATAATTCGCGCGACTTGATTTTACGCTTTTGGCGACCTTGTGATTCATATTTCTCATAAAGTGCTTTGAATTCGGCACCATATACATCCGCCAATCCGGGACACTCATCGGGACAAAAAAGGCACCAATCTTCATTCGTTTTTATCTTTTCCATAAGAAGATCGGGCATCCATAATGCGTAGAAAAGGTCACGTGCTTTTTGTTCTTCATCGCCCTGATTTTTCTTCAGTTCAAGGAACTCGACAATATCCGCATGCCAAGGTTCAAGATAAATAGCGAAACTTCCGTTGCGACGTCCACCCTGGTCAATATAGCGCGCCGTATTATTAAACACACGCAACATCGGCACGATTCCTGTCGACGACCCATTTGTGCCGCGAATAAGGCTCCCAGCCGCGCGAATATTGTGAATATGCAAGCCAATACCACCTGCCCATTTTGAAATATTGGCGCACTCTTTTAGTGTATTGAAAATGCCGTCCAATGAATCGTCTTCCATAGCAATCAAGTAACAAGAACTAAGCTGTGGACGCGGTGTCCCTGCATTGAAAAGTGTCGGCGTAGCATGTGTGAAATATTTCTCGGACATGAGAATAAACGTTTCGCAAGCTTTCTTCAAATCCGTGCCGTGTATTCCTATCGACACACGCATCCACATATACTGCGGACGCTCCTGAATGACTCCATTGATTCTCATAAGGTATGCCCGCTCTAGTGTTTTAAAACCGAAATAGTCGAATAAAAAATCGTTGCGCAAGTGGTTCGCCACAAACTTTTCGAGGAAATCGGCGTTTTTTTCGATGATGCTCCATGTCGATTGCGAAATAAGGGGTGTGTGTTTATTTTCATTGTCGCAGAATTCGTATAAACGTCGCATAACGTTTACGAATGAAGGATCGGTATTTTTGTGATGATTGGAAATAATAATATAAGATGCGAGTGTAGCGTAATCGTGGTGCTGCGATGACTGGGTTGCACATTGCTCGGCGGTGAGTTCGTCGATTTTTGTAG